GTCGCGCAGAAGGAGAGTTGAAAATGGCGTTCAATCTGCAATCCATTACTGCCGGTCCGCGCAGCCAGCCGCCGCGCATCATGGTATTTGGGCCGCACGGCATAGGCAAAACCACGTTTGCCTGTTCCGCGCCCAATCCGATTGTCATTCAAACCGAGGACGGGCTAGGCACTCTGGATACGCCGGCCTTTCCGCTGGCGAGCGCGCCTGTCGATGTCATTGAGGCGCTAGAGACGCTGTACGTTGAAGACCACGACTTCAAAACCGTGGTGCTGGATTCAGCCGATTGGCTGGATAACCTGATTCAAAAGGACGTGCGCGCGACGCATGACGAAAAAGCGCTGGCTTACGGCAAGGACGCGCTGTTGTGTGCTGAGCAGTGGCGATTGATTCTGGATTGGTTCAATGCCCTGCGCGGCAAAGGGATGACTGTCATTTTGATTGGCCATGCCGAAATCAAGCGGTTTGACCCGCCCGACTCAGACTCATTCGAGCGCTATCAGCCCAAGCTGATGGCCCGGTCGAGCGCTCTGGTTCAGGAGTGGGCTGATGCAGTGCTGTTCGCCAATTACAAAACGTTCGTGAAGTCTGAAGCGGTCGCCCGCGACAAGACGATCAAGAAAGCGGTTTCTGGTTGCGAACGCCTGTTGCATACCGGAGAAAAGCCGGCCTATCTGGCCAAAAACCGTTATTCACTCCCGGAAACTCTGCCGCTGAATTGGCAGGCGTTTGCTTCAGCCATGCCCATTCCCCTTTGACCCTTAACCCCTAATCCATCCACCGGAGAACACTCATGGCCTTTCTCGGAATGAACTTTGACGCCAATACCGTCGAACCTGCTGATTTTTCCGCCCTGCCCGCCGGAGATTACACCGCGATGATTACGGCCAGCGAATGGAAAACCGCAAAGTCGGGTGACCAGTATCTGGCGTTGACCCTGCAAATCGTGGACGGCCACTACACCGGTCGTCTGCTGTGGCACAACCTCAACATCATGTCCAGCAGTCAGAAAGCCCAGGATATTGCACAGCGCGAGCTGTCGGCGATTTGCCGCGCGACCGGCAAGATGCAAATCAGCGACAGCGCAGAACTGCATGACCAGCCGGTCATTATCAAGGTGGCCTATCTGCCGCCCCAGGATGACGGCAAGGGCGGCACCTGGCCGGAAAAGAACCTGATAAAGCAATGGAAGTCTGCTGCTGCCGTTGCGCCTGTTGCCCGGCCCACCGCGCCTGCGGCTCGTCCTGCGCCGCGTACTGCACCGTCGGCAGCGCCCACGGCTCGTCCTGCGCCGCGCACTGCACCGTCGGCAGCGCCCACGGCAGCGCCGGCGCCGAGCAAGGCCGTTGCGGGCAAACCGTGGATGAAAACCCCGGTTGCCGCGCCTGACCCTGATGACGAAATTGCGTTCTGAAATCTGCCGCCATGGCCGAGATCAATCATTCGATTGACCCGACATTGGCGGCGCTGGATGTCCTGCATGGGCAGGCATCCGGCGGCAAGCCGCGCTCGTATCTGGGCGCGTCCGCCATCGGCACCCCCTGTAGCCGTGCGCTTTGGTACGGATTCCGTCACGCCACTACCCGCAGCATTCCCGCGTCTGGCTATCGCGCAATTCAGGACGGTCATCGCGGCGAAGCCGTGATGATTGCCTGGCTGCGGTCGATACCGGGCATTCAGTTGTGGACAGAAGACCCTGATCGCCCCAAACAACAGATTGGGTTTATTGCCCTGAACGGTCACTTCCGGGGCAACCTGGATGGAATCATCCAAGGGCTTTACCAGGCCCCGCAGACGCCGCATGTCTGGGAGCACAAGTGCGTCAACGAGACAAAATATAACAAGCTGGTTCGGCTGATTCAGCAACTCGGGGAAAAGAACGCGCTGAAAGAATGGGACGAGGTGTATTTCGCACAGTCACAGACGTACATGGACCAGATGGAATTGACTCGTCACTACCTGACAGTCACGACGCCTGGCAACCGGGCTATTACGTCATGCCGGACTGCCTACCAACCGAAAATTGCCAAGGCCATTCTGAAGAAAGCGCAGGACATCATTGCCAGCGACCGCCCGCCGTTGAAGCTGCGCGACGACCCCAGTTTTTACCTGTGCAAATTCTGCGACCATCAAGATTTGTGTCACGGCGCGGCCATGCCCAACGTCAATTGCCGCACCTGTGCGCACAGCACGGCGCGATTGGACGGCCCCCCATGGACCTGCGAACTCAATCAGCCCGAAATTCTCGGCAACCAGGCGGGCTGTGACCATCACGCTTTTCATCCTGACCTGCTGGCTAATCACGCTGAGGCAGTCAATGCCAACCCACAAACTGGCGTGATTACGTTTTTGCGCAAGGATGGCAGCAAGGTCATGAACGGGATAACCGGACTGAAAAGCACAGATTGGGCGCAAGAAACGCGCAAAGCAACCGCGCAACCCGTACCAGATACCCTGGATTCGTGCGCATCAGACGAGGTGCTGAGTGTACTGGCGGCGGATAGCGCCGTTCCTGCCGAATCGCTGTTGGCCGGACAGGTAAACGAGCAGGAGTGGCCGGTAATTTATCAATCCGGCATCAAGCTGTTTGCCAAGTTTGCGCATGACCCAGAAAAAACAAAACGGCTGCGCAATCTGCTTGAAGTCATTGACAGCGCCTATTTGGCATTGATCGAGCGGGAGGCGGCATGACTTACTTTTCCGTCAAGAAGACCTATTGGAAAAGCGCAATAAAGCCTGTAGCCCATATTTATTACTGGCTTTTAGATGGCAATGGCGGGTATTTCCAAAGCCTTTGCGGTCATGAGTCCGCTGCAAAAAATGGACTTCTGCCTGCCATCGATACCGTTTCTGTTTGCGTGAGCTGCCAAAACACTTTTGATAGGCCAGCTTCCGGCCACAGAATAACGGTTGAAAGGGGAAGAGCATCATGATTCTCCGCCCTTATCAATCTGATGCTGTCAATGCGCTGTTTGCCTATTTCAACAGCGGCAACCCTGGAAACCCGCTGATTGTCATGCCTACTGGGACCGGGAAAAGCGTGGTCATTGCCGCGATGATTCAGCGGATTCTGACGGACTACCCGACTACCCGCGTGTTGATGGCCACCCACGTCAAGGAACTGATTCAGCAGAACCTTGAAAAGCTGCTGCGGGTTTGGCCGGATGCGCCGGTGGGGGTGTATAGCGCCGGGCTGAAACAGAACAACACGGAAGCGCCGATTCTGTTCTGCGGAATTCAGAGTGTCTGGAACAAGGCCAAAGCGCTGGCCAGCGAATCCCGTCCGATTGAACTGGTTTTTATCGATGAATGCCATCGTGTGCCGTTACATGCGAATGGCACTTATCGGCGGTTTATTGACGACCTGACCCGTCTGAACCCGCACTTGCGGCTGATTGGATTGACGGCCACGCCCTATCGCCATGTTCCCGGCACCAAGACCATGACCAGCGGTTACCAGTCTCTGACGGTAGGCGATGACCGGCTGTTTACCGATATCGCCTATGACCTGACGGGGGCATTGGTCACTTTGATTCGTCAGGATTATCTGTCGGCATTATGGCCGCAGCCGACCGATTACCGGGTCAATCTCAAAGGCATTCGGATTGAAAACGGTGATTACAAAGCCGACCAGTTGAATGAGTTGATGGAGCGTGAAGAGGTTATTGACGCAATCCTGGACGAAGCGATTCTGTTGGCGCAGGCCGATGGCCGCAAACACTGGCTGGTGTTTTGCGCCGGTGTAGACGCGGCTCGATTCACAGCGGCCAACCTGATGACGCGCGGAATTAGCGCAGCCGTTGTTGCCGGAGACACCAGCGCGCGTGACCGCGACCATTTCATTCGCGAATTTCGTGCGGGTCGCTTGACGGCATTGGTCAGCGTAGGTGTTCTGACCACGGGGTTTGACGCGCCTGTGACTGACTGCCTGATTATTGCCCGCCCCACGCTATCACCGGTGTTGTTTGTTCAGATGATGGGCCGTGGAATGCGCCCGACTGAATCAAAAATTGCCATCGAAGATGCACGCAAGCGTGGGTGTTTAGTGCTGGATTTCTGCGGCAACGTAGACCGACACGGGCCGATTGACAAGTTGCAGCTCAAAGGCCCTGTTCAGAAAAAACGCGAACTCACCAAAACTTGCCCAGGCTGCCAGGCTGAAATCAGCCAATTTGCCAACCCTTGCCCGGAATGCGGATATGAGTTTGAGCCTGCCGAGAAACCGCCTGCTGAAATTCCTCAGGCCGGTAAGAGCGCCATCATTGCCGGGATTACGCCCCTTGCACCGCCTGTTCGCTACAAAGTCAGCCGCGTGGCTTATTCGCGGCATGTCGGCAAGTCCGGTATTCCCACTCTGCGAGTGGACTATTTCAGCGGCTTTCTGAGAGTGGCAAGCGAATGGGTGTGTCTGGAACATACCGGATATGCGCGACAGAAGGCGGAGCGGTGGTGGGCGCAGAGATTTTCAGAGCATGCCTGGATATTGCC